CCATACGACTTACCACTACCAGCACCACCCATATAGACCTCTATACGATGTGAGTAGTCGTTTATACCTTGATAAACCCAGTCATTAAATATAGCGGGGTTTAATCTTCTAGCCATTTGTATTATCGTCCTCGTCTATAAACCAGTCAGTATCAACCTTTTTAACCTCAACCTTTTCAATAAAGCCACCTTTAGCCTTAGCTAATAACTCACTAGCTTTAAGTCTATCAGCTTGTTTATTACTATCGTCGTTAAAAGTTTCAGTCCAAAACTCAAATATATCCTCAAGTGAGGCTATTGTTTTCTTTTTAATATTTTTACTTAACTCTAAACGACGCTCATTGATAAGGTCTTTAAACTTTAAGCTGTTTTGATAGCCCATAGCCCTTAGGTTATCGTTACTACCATTATATCCAGCATTACGAGAGGCTGTTGTATAGTCGTTACATTTGATATACTCGTCTATCCAACGCTCTTGTTTAGGAGTTAGCTTATCGCCCTTTTTATAAGGTTTATAATTTCTAGCCATAAACTACCACCTCCTTAATTGATACTAGCTGTCTTTTTCAGCCTTTTTAGTAGTTTCTTTAGCTGGCTTATCTTCTTCAACTACTATTTGGTATTTAGTACCGTATAATGTGATAAAGATTTCTCCTTTTGAGTTAGGTTTAACTTTAATAACATTATTCATAACTAACGCCCTCCTTTTCAGCATAGAAAAAAGACACCTTTTGTAGTGTCTTATTTCATTTTATACTTTAGCACGTTTTTTACTATACTTTCACTATACATTTATAACTTTTTTCTCAATTACTGTATCTACTACTGTACAAAACGCTAAAAAGTGCTTATTTAAGCACTTTATAACTGGTTATCGTAACCAAAAACGTTTACTCTATTAACATATTTCTTAATTTTTTTATAGTAATTTTTCCATATTGTTTGTGGCTCAATACTATTAGCGTCAGCTATATTATCAACAGCTTTAGTAATATTTACTCCTTTGTAGACTATTTCATAAAATAATTGATACTCAATACCAGTCATTTTACTTAAACTATCCGCCATATTGTTTAAATATCCTTGTAACTTATCCACATTTTGTTGTTGATATGTGATTTCCTCAGCTAAACTTTTACCAGTTCCAATATCAACCTCGTGTAGTTCGTGTAGATAATCAGCCATTTTATCGTTATTTTTATTACCTCCGTCAACCATAACCTCTTTTATGTGTGATGTTATAGGAAAATACTTACAATATAGCTTTTCTTTTCTATCCATAAGTAGGTTTAACCTCGTTTTAGCCATTTCAAGCTCACATTTAGTATTAGTGTAGTTTCGTATAGCATACATAGGCTAGTCCTCCTTAAAGATATTTTTAATAAATGAGCCTAAATTAGCATTATCTATATGTATTGTAAGTGTTGGCTCGTTTTCTTTATCAATATTTCTTAGGTATTTATTAGCCTTAGTTTTAGATAAACCACTATGTTTTTGAAAATACGCCCATAGAAAACCTTTAACTGGGTCAAAACTATCGTCCTCAGCACGTTTAACAATAGTCTTGTCGCCGTCGCTCCAAAATAATATTACAGCTCCGTCGTTTACAATATATCTAGTAGGTAGGGGAGTGAGTACTTTATTAGATTTACCAGCTCCTCGTCCTCCAAAAAAAGCATATCTATAAGCGTCTAAACTATCAACATCATTTTTACAATATTCTCTTTCCATAAAATTATCCTCCTCTCTTAACTCAAACACGTGTGGAGCTATACGATTATCCATTTTTATAGTATAACCATATATCCTACCATAAGTATTATCACTTTGATTTAGCATAACACAGCTTAACTCTTCGCATAACTCCCAGTATGTTATTTCGTTCATATATAAAGTAGCCTTAGGCATTGTATTACTTTCAAAACAGCGGTGTTGATAATCTTGTACTAATATATCCAGCTCGTCTTTAATGTGTCCTTGACTAAATACTGGGCTGTAACTCCTACACATTTTATACATACTATCAACTCCTTGCTATTCCTATAAATAATAGAGCAACAAATATTAACCAAAGTATAGCCAAAATTATAAACACGGTCTTTAATATATTTTTAATCATTAGTAGCCTCCTCGCAAAAAGTATCAACATCTCCCATACTAATTACTTTACCATTTATCATTTTAGCTATACGCTCAGCACCCTCTTTGGTAAAACCTTTAACCATTTCTTTTGATAAAGTTATATTACTTGTAAAACCACCAAAAGCAACCTCAACATCTTGTACGTAAAAATCTCCAACTTTAATTACATACATAGTAACATCTCCTCCAAACTATCGTTAGTTGGTGTACTTTCCTCGTCCATTACAAAACCTTTAAGTACCAACTCTTTTATTTGTAAGCTAGTAAAACACGTTCTATATAAAAATACATCTCCTTTATACACGTTATATACTGTATATCTAGGATAGTCTTTTACTTTAACCAACTCTAACTCAATATCGTGTCCTTGCACTTTTTTAATTATCTTCATAAGATACCTCCATATTTTTAATATTAGTCAACCCCCATAATTACGCTTTTATTACGCATTTAGAAAAAAGCGTAATTGCATTTTAGCCTTATTTTATGGGCTTTTAACCATATCAATTACGCAATTACGCATTTTTTGTCATTTTATTTTTTTTTTTTATTTTTCTTTTTATATTTATTTTTATTTTATTTTTATAAATATTTAAGAAAAAAGCGTAATATCGTAATATTTACTCACAAACCCTTATAAATAAAGGGCTTGCGAGATTACGCATTTTTTAAAAAAGCGTAATAATGCGTAATTTTTAGGCTAAAATGCGTAATTTTTAAGCATTTTTTTGTATAACTCTAACAGTTTTACCCAACATTTGTGTAGGTTTAGTCTCATATCCTAAACTTTTTAAACGTCTACTAAACTTATTTAAGCTAACAGCTTTTAAATTACTGTCGTCGCAATAATCAGTATAAGCCTCGTAAACACTAGATATTGGGTTACCGTCTATATCTCCATAGTCATTTAAGTAAGCTAATACGCTGTCATTATCCAAGTAGTATTGTTTAGTAGCGTCCTCAATAGTAGTACTTTCGCTCATTTCTAAGTTGTTGGCTAGTATTCTTTTGATACCTCCAAGAGCTAAATTAAGTAAATAACTCTTAGCGTTATCGCTACTAAGTAACTCGTCTAGGTTATATATTCTCTTTTTAACTACGTTATCAAAAGGTATAATAACGAGCCTCCTACCAATACCTTGGCTCTTATCCTTAAATACTGGTGGCTCATTAGCGGTAAATATAAGAGTTGCTGTATTCTTTAGAGTTATTGGTTGGGAGTAGATAGCTCTACAACCGACAGTATTACCACTAGCCATAGTTTTTAAGTTTTTACTCTTTTCTAAATAGATAGCGTCGACATCGTCAGCGACATTAACTAGCTTACCAACAAGACTGGTTAAACTTGTACCGTCGTCAAAGTTTGCTATATCAACGTGGCTGGATAACTCGCTAGTCCATTTGGTTATCATTTCTACAAAAGTAGATTTACCATTGGCTCCGCTACCAGTTAAGAAAAATATTTTGTGAGGAAAACGGTTAATAAGTAAAATGTGTCCTAGTATTTCCTCTAAAACTGTTCGCATATCCGCACGACCACAACATATAAAGTTGATAAAGTCGTCTACGTTTTTATCGTACGCCTCAGCGTCATAGGATACATCAAGATAAAATGGGGTAAAGCCACAGTCATAGTCAACGACATTATCCTCGACTATTACACCATTTCTAAGTTTAACTAAAAACTTACTCTTATCCTCAACTAACTCAGCGTATATGTATAATTGAGCCTCAAGCTCAGTCATTTGTGAGCGTCTAAGTTGTAAATATTTGTTGATAGCTTTGTTAAGTTTAATCTTGTCCTTAGAATAATTAAGACCGTCTCTAAAATATAAGCTGTAATTGTATATCTTAATATCTAAAGCCTTAACTATAAACTCAGCAAAACTTATCATATCTTTAGGGTCTCCAGTATAAGTATCTTTGCTCTCTTCTTTAGACTTAACACTCTCTATCGTAGCCTCTAACTCGTTACTCTTTAACTTATCACTAAAGAGATAATCATTTATAAAGTTAGCGACAGCCTCTAAATCTAAGCCAGTCCTAGCCTCCTTAACACAAAGGAGATGTTTATATAAGTTATCGTTACGTCCGTCTCCGTCTTTTAGTCCTAAAAGTATATTACCTTTAGACTTAGGGAGTGGGTATAACTCTACTGGTAACTCGGGTAACTTAGTTAGGTTTAAATCTTCTAGTGGCTCGCTTGTTTTCCTAAGTTTGCCGTCTAATTTAATTACACCTTGACTGGTTGCTCCAGTTTTATAGTCTACCTTAAAGCCTAGCATAGTCATTTGAGCCGTCCAGTTCTTTACTGTAAGCCCATTTGGTACTCGGTAGTATAAATGTACTCCTCTTGTAGTTTCAACCTTAAAAGTGGGGTACTTGGCGTAAATATAAGATACTACGCCTTTAAGTTTTTCTATTTCCTCCTCGGTGTGGGCGTCAAAATCAACAATAACAGTCTTACCATTTAACTTGATACCCGCATTATCTAACTTATCCAAGGAGGTATAAGTTACATCAAAACCCTCAACTGGTCTTTTTTCGTTGTCTAATTTTAAATATTTAAGCATTTTATCCTCCTTTAGTATAAGTTTCTATTTACTAGGTCTATATAATAATTTAGGTCTAGTTTTGATTTGTCAAAGTTCTCGATAGCCTCGTTATGTATGATATTATGCTCGCTAGTGTTAGCAATTTTTTGGTAGCTATCGCCCTTACGTTTATAAATACCCCAGTACTTTTTATCATTTGTAGCAAATACTCGGTTAACTTTTTGAGTAGGTATAAGTTTAGTATCTCCCTCGTCGCCATACTCATAATACATACCGTCATAAGTGCTACCCATTTTACAAACGATTTGAAAAGGGGCTAAATCGTTATTTTTATAAGCCTCAATTATTGTATCCGCTACTGGTTTGCCGTGGATATAATAATTAACTAAACATCTATCAATAATACTTAAAGAGTTTTGCATAAAGCTACCGCCCTCAAACTTACTAAATCTACCTTTAGCCTCGATTTTTCCGTCCTCAAACATTATGGCGTAATTATTAACATCTCTTTGAGCGATTTTAATAATTTTGTCTATATCAAAGGTTAGGCTAAATCTTTTCTCAAAATCTTTTACTATCTCAACAATTTTATCGTAGTCCTTAGGCTCATATTTAACTACAAGTCCGTCGGTATTACTTTGTATAAGCTGGCAATAATCTTTTAACTCCATAATTAGTTGGGTTAGTATTATTTGACCGTTGATACAAATATTATTTGCTTGTTTTGGGTCATAAAGTAAGTTGTACTCACTTTTCATAGCTCCAAAAGTAGCGTTGATTAGTATTTTGTAGATTTTTTGTTTTGGGTCTTTATTAGCTTTTAATTTATAACGCATATCTCTAAGATGTGTAAACAGCTGTGGCTCTTCGCTTTTTCTACTCATATAATTATCAACTATTATCAAACTTGGATAATAACTACTAACGTCTATATGTAGAAAATTACCACTAGCGTTATACTTTTCTATCGCTCCGTGGATACCTCCAAAAGCGTATACGTGCGGTACTCCCGCAACTAATAATTTTAGTTTACGGCTCTCAATTTCTTTATAATCTCCGCCACAGCGGTAGTCGTACTCACATTTTTTAAAAAACTCCGCTACCTCTTTAGGTATAAGCTCCCAGTTTATATGTGGGTCGTAGTCTATATGTAAGCGGTCTTTAGGTATATTTTTATCTTGACATTTAAGTACTTTACTAGATAATATGGCTCTTGTTTTCTTAACCATAGGTACTGGTAGTCCAAACTCGTTTACTATTTCAAACTTAGCTTGGAAATAATCAGCACGTTTTTTAAATAACATCTCAGTATCTTTAACGTCGTTCTTACAATATTTAATAAGTAGCTCAAGCTCTTCTTTGGTACAAGGTCTATCTAAGTTAAAATCAATAGGAGTTTCAACAATAGACATACCTAAGTTAGCTTGACTAGATTTAAGACCTACGCCAAGTGGTAACTCTTGCATAACGTCAAGCGTTATCATATTAAGTTTATAATTAACACGCTCTCCAGTTACTATAAGTTTTTTACTTATTTCGTATGGGTCTTTACCTAAAAGTACACCAGCAAGTACAACATCGTCATAGTGATAGTTATTAAAGCCCACCAAGATAGCCTTAGATTTATTAAGGCTATCTATGTAAGCCTCTAACTCCTTAGTATCATTGTGTATTACTCGATAATCATTGTCGCCCTCTTTAAAAACCATTATCCAGTCATATTTTAAGACCTCAATATCGTACGTGATTATCATAGTAACACCTCGCTATTATTGTAATGGTGTTACTTTATAATTTGTAAAGCCACTATTACTTGTTTTCTTAACGATTTCAGCTTGATTACCAGCCATACCATTTAAAGTATCAGCTAAAGTTTCGTATGATGTAAAAGCGTCAACTGGTAATTGATATCCAAACTCATAAGCTAACTTGTTAATAGCTTTGATACTACGTTCAATAGTCTTTTCAGTAAAGAAATATGGTACAAAAATGTGTCTATTTTCTCCCTCAGTCATAATACTAAAGTCTAAACTTATCCAGTTTGTACCTTTGTCGTTTTTTCTTGCTGTTACTTTTTCAAGTAAGCAAGGATATGTACCGTCAGCGATTTCCTCAAAATCGTCTACCTTATCGGTTGCTGGGTCAAACCCCTCCATAGTTTTAGTTGCAATATTTAATAAATCGTCCATATTATTTATCCTCCTTTACGATTTCATTAGCTTTTGCTATATTTAATAAACTTTTAGTTATAACAGCCTCAATTTTAGCCTCGTATAACTTTCTTTGTAATTTATTTACTTTTTTAGTTGTTACTAAGTTGTCTATGTTAGTGATTAGCATAAGTGTTGCTACTATTATCATTAACACCCAAAATATAATACTTAACATTATTTTTTATCCTTTCTAGCTCTTATTTTCTTTAAGTCAGCTTTAAGTTTTTCGTTTTCTTCGGTTAATCTTTTAGTATCGTATTTAATGCTTATATATCCTATAAAACTTATGAATATAACAAACAATACTATAAGTCCAAAGATAAAATCTATTGCTCCCATTATTCAGTTACCTCCTCAGCCATAACCTCGTCGTCAGCTTTTGGCTCAGCCTTTTTAAGTGGTACGGCTTTTAGTGGAGCTTTTGCTGTTTTTCCGCTATCAGTTCCAGTCTTAGCTGGAGCCTTAGCAAATACTCCAGTAACATTTTTAAGTATTGCCAATACGTCTTTATCCTTAACGTCAGCCTCATTGTAGTTATCACGTTTACTGTCGCATAGTTGTAAGTAGGTTTGTCCTACTTTTCTACATTTAATAGACATATCGCAACGTCCCATACACATATTGTAGTATTTTTGCTCTAGGCTTGGACGTTCTATTGTTTGGTTATCTTCGCTTATTTCAGTAATATGTGATATGAAAATTACGTTGTATGGTAATTGATTTAATCTAACCATTAACTTTTGCCATACCATTTTTACCTCACGATAACCTTTACCATAAGGTACCTCGCCCTCGTCGTCTACGTTATATTTTTTACATACGTAATTTTGTAACATAGTTTTAATATCGTCGACTAGGTCAATAATAATTGTTTTAAAATCGTGTTTACCCTCTTCGATTTCATTTAACACTTTTACAAAAGTTTCAAAGTCGTATACCTCAACACTTGGAGTATCAACTTTTTTAGCGTTTCCGTCAGTATTTATAATTACTGGGTTAGGAAATTGACGAGCTAAGTAAGTCTTACCGCTCATACTTTGACCCCATATAAAGAATACTTTAGGGGTAATATCTTTATCTTTTGGTTTATTTGCTGGTAGTAACATTATTTTTTACCTCCTTTAATTGCTGTTGATATAACATCTACTTGTTTTAGTGCATAATCTAAAGCGTTTATATTATTTATAATATCGTCTTGTAGGCACTCACTAGATTTTACGTTGTTTTCAGTTTCTTCTCTAACAACATTACCTAGCATAAATAATTTTAAATCGTTTAACTCACTATTTAATTTAGTTAATAACTCTTTTTCTTTTTGTATATAGTCAAACATTATTTAACCTCCTTAATATCAGTTGTAATTTCTAGTACAACATAATCTTGATTAGCTACTATTGTTTTAGCGATTTCTACTAAACTCTTAGCAAGTTCCACATCGTCAAAACTTATAGCTCCCTCAATAACAGTTGTTACTCTAACGTTGTTAAAATCAACATTAGATACATATACATACTCTCCATTACCTTGAGTATATCCAACATAATATTTAGTCATTATCTTTAGCCTCCTTTACTGTAATTAAGATGTAACCTTTTCTATTAGTTGTTTTTACAACCTTGTATTTATTATAAATACTTGGCTCTTCGTCTTGTAACTTTTTAGTATCAATACTTACTGTATCGTATGATGTAGGAGCTACCTTTGTAATTTTAACGGCTCCAGTATCAAAACTAATAAGTCCTTTTTCTTCAAAGATGTTATATAATTGCTCTTTAACGTCTTTGTATTCTTTTTCAATATTTTTATAACTAGCAAGTGTGTTTTCCAATACAGCTACTTTATTACTTAAAACTATTAAGTCGTTTCCGTAAAACATATTGTTAAACTCTTCCTCAGTCATATCGTTATTTGCTTTTAACTCTTCAACAGCTTTTTTAAATGCGTTGATACGTTCTTCAATTTTAGACCATAATACTGGGTCTCTTTTGATTACGTGTTCTACAACTCTATTTTCGTCAAACTCGTAGTTAAAATAACTGTCGTCATTTTCTAAGTCATAGTCCATACCAGTATAAAAGTCAGCTGGTCTTTTATATCCTACAAGTCTTACAGCGTCGCAATTAAATGTTTCCATATAAAATTGACATTGTGGGGTATAGTACTCAACGTCTAACTCTTCGCCAAACGTTTTAACCTCAAGTATAGGTATTTCAGCGTTACGGTCGATACCGTCAGTATTACCTCTATATCCACGCTCACTATCAACGATAGTATCTTCTAAATAAGTACATTGATATTTTGAGTTTATATAATCTCTAATAACTGGCTCCATAACTTGACCGTATTTAGTAAATTGATTACCACTAAAAGGGTTAGGTATAATACCAGCTTTTTGTTTAGCAAACTCAAATACACTTGTACCATATTTTGAGTTAAGCCCTAAGATACTTGGTAAATCACTACCACCAACGTATTTATGGCGGTCTATTGTTACGTTAGGGTTAGCCATTATAGTACCTCCTCGTCTACTTGTCTTGTACCAACTAGGTTGCTAATAAATTCAAACTCTTCGTCGCTACAATGTAATTGTTTTAATAAGTCTTTTTTGGCACCAGCTAGAGCGATTAGTAGAGATAATCTACGACCCTCAATACCACATCTACAAGCCCCGTCTTTACCTTTTTCTATTGTAATTTTACAAGGCTCGTCTAACGCCTCATTTAACATCTTGTCTAGCTTGTCCTTTTTTTCTTTAAAGCTACCGTCATTTAATAGCTCAAGTATTTCTTTCATATCTTTTATCATTTCTTTAATTTCCTTATTTTCCATTATTTAATTTCTCCTTTTCCCATAAGTTATAATTAAAATCTTGTTTACTATCTAACGCTTTATAAATATCAGCCTCAATAGTATCCTCAGTAACAAACTTAAAAGCTGTTACTTTTTGAGTTTGACCGTTACGGTAACATCTACCATAAGACTGGTAAAACTCGGTGTAGCTTTCCGTTGGGCTAAAATAAACTATTATATTAGCATAAGTAAACTCAACAGCCTCGCTACCACTTTTATAATTAGCAAGTGTTACAGTATTTTTAATCTTGTCCCACTCGTCTTTTTTGGGATAATTTTTTTCAGCACCGTTACATACATAAGTTGTTTTAGTTATGTTTTGTTTTAATAGCTCGTACTCCTCTTGATAGTTATAAAATATAACTATATTATCGGTTGTATTTTCTACAAACTCCTTAATATACTCTATCTTTTTATCAAGATTAGCATTAAGCCTTAAACCGTGCCTTAATTTCATTTGATTATCGTATAGGGTTTCGTCATATATTCTATCTTTTTTAATTATTTTATATATTACACTTGGTTTAAAGTGTACCTCCTCAAATACTAAAGGTGGTAAATCAGTAGCCTCGTCCTTACTTAATCTACGTGATATAGATTTCCACATATTTGTTAGTTTTGTCTCATTTCTCCAGCCTATTATTTCTAAATAGCCATAGTCCATAGATGTAATAGCATTATTTTTTATAAACTGTGTCTTATTTTTAGTAAGACCAAACATTTTAAAATAGTTAATACTATCCTCCCAGCCATTAGGTATTGGAGTAGCACTTAATAAGATAAACCCGCTACATATTTTAGTTAGGTTATATCCAGCCTTGCCCCAAACTCCAGTTGAGTTTTTAAGTCTATGGCACTCGTCAAAGATTACAAAGTAGTCTTTATACTCGGTGTATTTTTTATTTAGCATATTATAGGTACACGTTTCATAATCAATTTGTGGGTAGTGTTCAGCGATAGTACGTTGCCAGCCACCCTCGTTGATTTTTGACGCTGGAGCTACAATAAGTAATTTTTTATCTTTAAAGTATTTTTGGTGGTGTTCTAGTCCCATTATTGTTTTACCAGTACCAGTATCCATATCATATAGGTAATTAGGTTTAACGTGTTTTTGGTATTCCTCTTGATACTTATATAATGTTATCAATTACTTTACTCACGTCCTCAACACTCCTAGCTACTAAACTTATACCTCCAGCTTTTTTAATTTGCTCTAGGTTGACGTCTTGTAGGGGAGATGTTTTACCTTTTTCGTTTTTAACCTCAATACCGATAAATCTACCTTTATAACAAGCTAGTATATCGGGTACACCTACTTGGCTAAACTGGTTACCAAAATACTTAACGTAGTACGCTCCTTTAGATTTCAAGTAGCTTTTTATTTTGTTTTCAATGTTCTTTTCTCTCATATTTGACACCTTTTTTAATTTGTGCTATATTAAAAAGTAAGATAACATACTTAAAAACTTTATCTAATATCCTTAGCGTGCTTTGGTTGGTAGCTTTGGATATTTTTTATTTGCTCCTCAAAATCTTCATAAATCATACCAACGATTACCCAACAAAATATATGTGTAGCTAAACCTAGCCAAGTAAACATACCAAACTTAAATGTTAGAAAATATAAATCGTGTAGTATAACTCCTATACAAAATAAACCAATTATCAACTTAATAACGTTACCCCACTTAATTTTTAATTTTTTCATTTTATCCCTCCGTGTTAGTCGTCCCTTTTTCTTCTCGGTACTTTAAAATATTCAATTATAGCGTGTACCTCCGCTTTTTTCTCTTTACCAAAATCGGTACTTGGAAAATCACGCCTATTGTACAACTCTTGTACTGTCTTTTCGCTCCAGCCCGTTAACTTGGTAAACTCTTTAATACTAATAAACTGTATAAGGTTAGCTTTTTCTTTGACCTCATTTAAACTAGCGACTAACTCTTTTACTTTATCTAGTTCAACATCTATATTAGTATCTAGCGTTACATTAACCCCGCATATCTTAGTCCTCCTTTTTTTCTTCTTTACCGCTTTCAGCGGTATCGTCGAGTAAAAAATTAACCGTATCATTTAATATACTAACCTTGTATACATTTTCGATACGCTTTAAAACTGGTACGTCGGGGTAAGTGTCTCCACGTTCATAGTTAGATAATGTATCCTTACTAATACCAATTAGTATGGAGGCTTGCTCTAACGATAAACCACGGTTTACTCTTATAGCCCTTAACGTAAGTGTCTCCATTAACTACCCTCCTCTCTTGTAGTATTGACAAGGGTTTCAGCCGTTTATTGGTGGCTTATTATCTCTTGTACAATAACAATATATCACGCTTAAAACGGTATTGTCAATAAAAAATTACTAATTTTTATAATTTTTTATAATTTTTTGTAAAAAAACTTGCTTTAAGCGGTATTTTATTATATAATGTTTACAGTAAGATAATGCGGAGGGGTTAATATGGATAAAAATAAAAAGATAATCTTTTACAAAAACTATATTGATAACGATAAGTTTAACGAGTACTATGAGCTTATTAAAAAATATATAGATAGTAAATACTATGACGAAAAATACGACAAATATTTTGTTGAGTTTTTAAATACATATAATAAAAAGTTAGAGGCTGGCGAGAAAATAGATAGCAATATAAAACAATTACGTAATTATATAGTCCATAAAAGCCACTATGACGAAGCTATTAAAGTATTTACAACTAATTTTAAGCATTATTTAACAAAAAGCAATAAAACAGTTGCGGATATATCTAAAGATTTGCATATAGCTTACAGTACTATAAACGACTGGTATAATGGTAAAAAATATCCTAGAGTTGATAGTATCCATATTTTAGCCGACTACTTTAATATAAGTTTTAAAGATTTAGCCGAAGAGCATAAAGAAGAGAAAAAAGGAGCTATTGTACCCGTACTAGGAAATATACCAGCACGGTATACCTATTGAGGCTATTGAGGATATAACCGACTTTGAGGAGATACCAGCGGTATGGTTAAATGGCGATAAACAATTTTTTGGCTTAACTATTAAAGGTCGTAGTATGGCTCCAGTATATCAAACTGGAGATACTGTTATATTTGAGAGAGCTAACGACTGTGAGAGCGGTAGCCATTGTGCTGTTATGGTTAATGGCGACGATGTTACATTTAAAAAAGTAATTAAAACCGAGGCTGGTGTTATTTTACAGCCATTAAACGAGGAGGAGTTTGAGCCTAAGTTTTATAGTAACAAAGAAATAAAAGAGCTACCCCTTAGAATAATTGGAGTAGCTAAAGAAATAAGACGTAAATTAAGTTTTTAATTTTATAGGACGGAAATATAAAAAAACTCGTCCTATAAACAAAATAAAAAGAGGTTAAAGCGTAACAGTTTGGACGACTAACACTTTAACCCATAACAACAAAACACTTGCGTATTTTGTATGTAGTTATTATATATGATTACCTACTTTTTTACAAGTGTTTTGGAGAAAAAAGGAGGTAATTTTTATGGCTAACAAAAGGTCAAGAGGTAACGGAGAGGGTACCATTTTTAAACGTAAGATAAGAGGTAAAATTGTATGGGTTTGTGAGTATACCATACGGCACTAAAGACGACGGTAGTAGAGACTGTATAACTAAATACAGTAAAACTAGACAAGAGGCTAAAGATAAACTCGAGGATATTATAGTTAAGTATAATACCAATAATTTAGTAAAAAAATCTACTACAACTATGTATCAAATAGGAAAAGACTACATCGAGGAGATGTATAAGTTAAATCGTATAATTGATAGTACTTATATTAGAAAACTAAACATCTTAAATCAAATAGACGGTCATTATATAGCTCGTAAAGAGATACAAAAGATAACTGGAGACGATGTTAAAGATTTCTTAATATATTTAACTAAATACGCTAATAGTACAATTAAAAAAGGTTATGGTTTATCTAACACTATTTTTAAAATAGCTATGAAAAAGAATATTGTTAAATATAACTTTTTTGAGGATACTTTTGAATATCCAAAACCAAAATCAAGTAAACCACCTAAAAAGATAACAGCGTTTACAGTTCAAGACCAAAAGGAGTTTTTAGACGCTATATTAAATAAAGAGAAAAAAGTACTATATAAGACGCAATTTTTACTTGCTATGTATTGTGGTATGCGTATGGGAGAAATAAACGCTCTTGCTGTTAGTGATATAGACTTTGATAATAGTTGCATACATATAACACATACTTTAACTAAGGATATACAAGACCATACTGTTATGGGTGTTAGGACGAAAACTTACGCTGGTACACGTACAGTATATTTTAGTGAGGAAATAAAAGAGGCGTTACAAGAGCATATCCAAAACAATAATATAACCGACTTGCTATTTTTAGATAAAAATAAAAAAGAGTTTATCACAACCAGTCAAGTTAATATGGCTTTTAAAAGGCTTTGTCAAAAATATAATATAAATAAGGGGTATGATGTTAACCAACACCAATTAAGACATACTTTTGCAACAAGATGTATCGAGGCTGGTATGCCAGCAAACGTATTACAAAAAATATTAGGTCATACGGATATAAAAACAACTTTAGATATTTATTGTGATGTGTTTAACGCATACGAGAAAAAACACCGTGATAATACTTTTGAATACTTACAAAATAACGATTTGACTATTTCAAGTGTACAGTCATAAGTACAGTAGCCCCACTACTTTTAAAAAATACTTGTATACATTTGAAAAATTACAAAAACGCTACATCGTAGTAATATCAATACTTACAAGATACAATAAAAACTAGGTAAAAGTACCTAGTTTTTAATTTTTTGGTTGCGGGGGTAAGATACAAAACCTCTACACCCCTCATATATCAACGTTTTTAAAAAATAGTACAGTCGTAGTACAGTAGCCAGCTTAAAAGTCCATTTCTTTTGATATTTCTTTGACTGTATAACGCTTTTTATTAGTTTTATCCACAAACTCTATATCAAAATTACAAGCCTTAGCAAACTTATAAATAGTATCAAAGTTTGGGTTACTGTGTTCCGTTTCATAATTTGATATAGTGTTCTCAGCTAGGTGTAACTCTCTACCGATATTATCTTGAGTTAGACCTCTTATTTTTCTCATATTTCTTAATATTGTACCTATCATATTTACCACCTTTAATATTATTCCAAAAAGTGGCTAAAATATCTTAAAATCTCGAGATACTTGATTATTTTTTCTCGAGATACTTGATATTATTGTCAAAATATAGTATAATTTGTCGAGATAAAAGGAGTGGTTAATATGAGACGTGATACTAAAGAGTTAATCGGTTGTGTGTTATTTGCTGTATTAAATATTATTATAGCTTATTTAATAACAACACCTTTAAATATAAAAAACGTTGTATTATTTCAGTCATATACAGCGACTAACTATACTATAACCTATGAGATACTAATATGGTTTATCCTAGGTTTAACCGAGGCGTACATCTATGAAAAGAAAATAAAAAAAGACGAGACCGTTTAAAGTCTCGTCTTTTAATTTAAAATAATCTTATATTGTCCCAACGTGTTAAACCGTGTTGTAAATTTAGATTTACTTGTCGTTGTACCTCAGCGTAATTATCGCCTAGGGCTTTTTTTCTAGCCTCTCCATTACCAAAGTCTCCTCTTATAGTTCTTTTAACTAAATCTAATAAGTCAACTGTTGGTTGTGGAGCTGGTGTATTACCCGCTAAGATTTCATTAACTCTAGCTTGTACTTGGTTATAATCATAACCAGCTTGAGTAAGTCTATCTTTACGCTCTTGACCGTTACCCCAGTTACCATTTATAACCTCTCTAGCTATTGTATCAATATCTTTAGTAGGTGTAGGAGCTGGTGTTGGCTCTACATAGTGTACATCTCCAATAGCTGGGTTAACAATACAACCTCTAAAGCTATAAGCACTACCTAAGCCCCAACGTCCGTTGTCGTTTCTTCTTACACTATTCCAAAACGCACTTGAGCCGTAACCACTTTCACTTGTATATATTTGATTTTTACTATCAATACGCTCAACGATAGCAACGTGTCCCGCACCGTCGCTACTTGATAAGCTACCTTTAGCCCATACCATAATACCACCCAAAGTAGGATATGGTACAACTTGTAGACCGTATGTATTTTTAGCTCTTTCAATAAAGTTTTCAGCGTTACAGTTTAAGCTAGGATATTTCATTGAGCCTATTATTTCATTAAATCTACCGCAAGCATAACCAACACAGTTAGCTAAAACATCACAGTTGGCGTCAGTTGGTTTACCTTGGATACAAGTAGAGTATCCACCTCTACCTCTTGTAATATAAAACTTATTACCAGCTTGGGGTTTACTCGTTCTCATTTCCATTATCAGCCACCTCCTCAACGTTTTCAATTTCTCCGTCCTCAACTAAAACGTCAAGTCCGTCCTCGTTAAAAGTAGTTTGTACCTCTAACTCTTCGTTGATTTCTTCAACGATTTTTTCTTCATTTTCCATATTTTCTTACCTCCTTTGGAAAAATTAAAGACGCCTCTTTGAGACGTCTTTTATATAACAACCTTATTTTGTTTTAGGGTCATTATCATTTTTAAGTTGTTCTAATAATTCAGTTAATTTTTGGGGTAAAGGTAAACCCATACCGCCCCAATTTTCTAAAATACTTATACCCTCGTTAGCTACAAAAAAGTAAATAACTAAAGTACGTACCGCTCCAGTATCTCCCATAATTCTATCTAGTACAACCGCAACGGCTACTACAATAAAGTATCCTAGTTTTTTTACTATTCCTTTAAGTCCTACCTCGCTATTTAGTTTTTTGTTATAAATAGCCTTGCATACACCAGTAACGTAGTCTAAAACAACTATAAATAATAATAGTTGTAAAGCTACGTCCCAGCCACCTAAATAATACACTAACGCTGTGGCTAGTGTACCAGTTATAAAGTTAACTATATTTTTCATTTTATCCTCCTTATTTTTTGGTATATTCTATAATAGCGTAAAAAGTCGTAAAATTAGCAACCTCTATTATGTATAAGTTGTTTTTACTCCAAGAGTTGTTGTTTGTTAAATATACCGCCGACCTTGGAGTATTACCACTTGCGTAACTTATAGAGTTATTAGGTATTGTCATAACCTCTTCGTTACTAAACGCCATAACAGTATAATTTACCATTGTATCAATATTACTAGGTACGGCTATATGAAAATCTCTTGACGTATTATTAGTTTTACTTACGACTTTACGATATATTGTTTTACCGTCTATCCATTTACCTATCGCTACCTCGTTTGTAGAATATACACATCTATTTTTAAGATAAGTAATATCCTCTAAGATACTACCAAGTAAAGTACTAAGTAGTCCTCTATTATGTACTACTCCCGTACTATCAATATAATTATTATTTTTTAATTTTATAGATTTAGCCATATTATTGGCTTATTATTTAAGCTGTACGACACCATATATAACACGTAAAGTATGGTTGTAAGTTGTTATGGGCTTTACCTCCTCCGTCTACGTTCATTGTACTTTCGTATTGCCCGCTCCTACCTAAAGACATTTGCCAAAAATCACTACCTCCGCCTCCAGCATAAGGTTGAGCGTGAAAAGTAGTACCGACTGGTGTACCAGCTATTTGATAAAATATAGGTGTCGCTGGCACCTCAGTATTATTAAGTATATGTGTCTTTTCTCCACCAGTTTTTTGTACTGTGTTAAAATCAGTATCGTTCGTATCAACTCCTACCAAAGTACGACCTTTGGCAATTTGTACCCACGTACCACCAAACCACCTACTTGGGTTAGTATCATTTACACTTAAATAAATACTACCGACTGGGTAGTATGGGTGTGGGTAACATTTTTCGTTACTTTTATCTCTTAATTGAATACTTTTACTCATATTTATTTTTTAGGTATTTTTACTTATATCCAAGTACTTTTATAATTTTAAATGGGTTGTAAGCAAAAACTTGACTACCATTATAAAATTGTGTTTTTCTTCTCGTTATTGATGTTCCACTTAAGGTTAGTAATATACTAAAAACATCATAAGAGGTATCAGCAACAAAAGTACCGCTTAACGCTACATTATTTTTGTCAGTCAATACATCAAAAGTAAAATATTCTTGCCAGTCGGTATTGTAAATTAACAGTTTTAATGATTTATAATTAGATTTATTATCACTTAGCGTTACATTTCCACTTGTACCAGTTGAGCTATTATATAATACAACTGGTCTTATATTGTTTAATACATTACTCAATAACTCTCTATTATGTACTATCCCAGTACTGTCGATATAAATATTATCTTTTGGCTTAATAGATTTACTCAATTAAACCACCGCCTAAATTAAAACCTCCTTTACTGGAGATTTTAAATAAATAGGAGATACGCTTAAATAATAAGTGTACCTCCTTTCTTGTAAGTAAAGGTATTGTGTGTGTGTGTGTGTGTGTGTGTGTGTAGAGCCTCAAGGGTTACAGCGTTTTTTATCATACTTTTACCTCCTTACCACTCGTCGACTACATCATATTGTAAAATCTCTTGACCGTTGATGTAGCACGCTCTTTTATTACTACTAACAAAAAATACAGCTTGTCCTACGTCGACTGTTACTGTTTGTGTATTGTTATCAATATTATCAGTCGCTTGTATTTCAAACTCAAACGACTTAGTATTATCCAAAGATAATATAACATCACTACAAGTAAACTTACCGCTTACAACTGTTGTATTAACGTTAGTCCAGTTAGACCAATTACCGCCAGTCTCACGATAACGATATTTGACGTTTGTTACTGTATTTTTATCAATATCATTTATTGTTAGTTTTGTATAAGTACCACTAATTTTTATAGTTGTTTCATTTTCAAACTTATTTAATCTCGTAGCACTTACGTTTATAACTGGTTTAGCATAATCTAAAACAGTTATATCTTTATACGCTAAAGCACTATTATTACGACTATCGTATGCTCTAACATTAACTCTTAAATTACCACTATTAAGAATAGTACCAACCTCAGTATTAACATCACTTGTACTATAATTAGCCTCGCCATTTAAAGTATCACAACTAATTGTATATTTATTTGGCGTAGCATATTTTTGAGTAGTCATTTTGTTAGCACTAGGTATCGTAATATATAACTTACTATAACCTTTAACAAAAACTTGGTTATTTCCAGTTACACTTACAATATCAGTATTACTATCTTTATAAGTAAAGTTACTAAAACTTGGGCTACAATTAGCTACATTTGTGTAATATGTTTTATTACCAAGTGTTTTTACAACACTACCATAAGTAACTTTGGCGTAATATGTACCACTATTTGAGTTAGGTATACTTTTATACTGTTTATCAATAGCGTCAGCTGTTTTAAACTCAGCATTAACGAGACCTTGATAAGTACCACTATAAGTACCTATTACCGAGCCGTCATTATTACTAATAATTTGTAGTGTAACATTTCTACCTAGTGGGTTATATAAGTTTACTGTTGCACCGTCGCCAATAGTAAAATCATTTATTGACGTAGGTTTAGGATAGTCGTATGTAGTAGCGTATTTAGTATCGCTTTCAGTCCATAGTTGACTATCAGCACGTTTTACTCTTATCCTTACGCTGTGTTGAGCGTTAGCCGATAAACCGCCGATATTAGTAGTTGGATAAACTCCACCAGTCCAACCGCCACCGTCAACGGAGTATTGTATAGCGTCGCAACTTGCATTTGCTCCCCACGTAAACTTTATAGTAGTCTCGTCTACCGCCGATACGTCAAACTGTGTAATATCAGCATATCTTGGTATTGTATCCAAACTCCAACTACCGCTACCGCTAACATTTACAGCATAAGCATAAATACCAGCACTAGCCGACGCACTAAACGACCTAGTACCGTCGTTATTATGATAAATACGTTTAGTACCACTTGCTACAACTGTACCGTTCCATAATTGGATACGGTCGCTTGAGCTGTATACAGTTTCGCCGTCAATAACAACAGTAAAAGCCCCAGCCATATAATAACCACTCTTACTACCATTACCCGTTAAGCTCCAGTTAATATCAGTATAATTGCCTCCAATATCGTAGCCAGCTCTCGACCAACTAAAGGTTAAACCTCTATTATTATATTGGTTAGTATCAAAACTACCACTTGTTGCCATATACTACACCTCCTCGGTAACTGGTACAAACGCCCAGCCTTGTAAGTTTCCAGTTGTAATTGGTACTATTTTTATTGGCGTCATTTTAATTTCGTCCTCAGCCTCTAGTTTTTTAACTAAAGTAGTATCTTTATTTAAACTAAAGACTTTAGTTACAGTACCATTTATAATTGAATATCCAGCAAACTCAAGAGGAGACATAACAGTATAATCTCCAAGATATACACTTGATTTAATTAAAACACCGTCTAAATTGATATTAACTTGAGTGTTCATTACCTCGCCACTAGCTTGTTGCCATTGTGTTTTATATTCTCCAACAGCCAACATATTATCAGTAAACGTTGCGTCGCTATCGGCACTACCGTAAAACTCAACCATAAAGTAGTCGTCTTTTGGTAGGATAGCTTGTATAGTGTATTCTTTATAAAATGCACTCTCGCCAACTGGTATATCAATTCTATAATCGTCAATAGCGTTATATAATCTTACATAACAGCTACCAGTTGTATTTTTCTTTATCCTAGTACTAAAAGTGTAATAAACTTTATCAGTATCTATATCACTACTAGCTTTAACTCTTACACTTTGTTTAACTGTTTTATTATTTAAAACAAAAACGTGTCCGCTTAAACCACCGTTAGCCATAGCCTCAGCACTTGCACTTATTACAAGTGTACCAGCTCCGTTTACGTCCCAGTTTGTTGGGTTACCCTCAGTATCATAAGCAAACATAACCGAGTTTTTAATTAAGTTAGCACCACCACTATTTTGTACGGAGTTTATGATGTTATCTATATCTTGATAAACTTTAGTAAAGTTTTCGTGTACAACGCCGTCCTCTTCGTACATATCAGTAACAAGTTGGTTAATATTTTGAGCTTGTTTATCAACTATTATTTCAGTATTTTTAACTCTTTTAGCTATTGTAGTGGCGTATTGATATTGAGTTTGTGTTTTAGTTTCAGCCTTAGTTTTTAAGGTTTCTTTTATACCACCGTCGATAGTTACACTAAAATTAAAGAGAGTAGCGTTAAACTCCTCTCCTAAATCATTTATTAAAGTAAAACTATCGGCTATTTCGTACCAACCTAGACCCTCGGTATTCGTTTCAAACGGATAATATGTTATACCGTGCATAGCGTTATAAATAGGGGTCATAGCATTATCACGGTCTTTATCAATTATCTCGTTGTTTTCTATTTTCCACTCAGTTAAACCATTTGTCGTTATACTTTCCTCGTCTCTCATATAGATATTATCCTCTTGAGGTGTACGAGATAGTACAACGCTATTTATTTCGCCGTATTGTGGCTCTAATTTTAACTTTAGCATATTATCATAAGTTAAAGTCTCGTTAGTTTCAGTAATTGGTTTAAAATAAATCTTATCGTCATTTGTTATAATAACTGTCGTACAAGTAACTTGAGCTATTTGTTGCAATATATCACGATAGGTTATACCGTCTATATTTTCCCATAAATCTTGGGTTACTTGCCAGTCGTTGTGTACATCAAAAGACGCATTTTTAACCGCCATACCAAAACTAGCACATAATCTTACCGTATAATCATATAAACCCATTGGATACTCAATATTTAATTTATTATAATTAACCATTGAGCGTATCATACGGTCATATCCAGTTATAGTAGTAACTCCAGTATCTTTAGTGTATGTGATTTCAGTTACTAAAAAACTACCATAGTCTAGGTACTCAAAGGTACCGCTGGGTAATTTAACACCAAACCCAACGTGTACCCATTGACCTAGTAAGTTATGTTCTCCTAGATATTTAGCCTCTAATTTTCGCATAACTGTTTTACATAGCCCAGCCTCAGCACTTATTTTAAATTGTATTAAGTCATTATCACTACGGATATTTTGACCGTTACAAGTGATATAGGCTTGTAACTCTTTTACTGGCTGTTTCATAGCTTGTTTAAAATCATTACTTACCGCTATCATTGTTAATACCTCCTTTTAGAGACTGGTACTAAATTAACATCAAAAGGTTTATATCTACCTTTTTCTTTATTATCTAACTCAACCTCATAATCACTAGCATAATATTGAGTACTTACAGTTTGTTGTATTCTTACATCAAACCAAGTAACAGTAAAATAGTCTTGGTCTAAAAGTTGAGTTAGTTGGCTCATTTCCTCTTGAGTTGTATATCCAACTTTCATAATTATTTTAGGAAATATACCAATAAGCGTAGCTCTTACGTCTCCGTTCATATTACGGTCGGCGTTTTTCCATAATTTAGCACGACCGATTTTATATGTAACTAAGTGAGGTAACGTAGTACCGTTTATTTGTACTAAATCGCCGTCATAAATCATAAGTTAAACACCTCCCCGTTATTCTCAAAAGATTTTTGGTTAAGACCGTCAACAACTTTATCAAGTATTGTATCCTCGCCAATTTTTACGACTAATTGTATTGGTTGACCTCCACCATTACCGTTAGCATTTATTTGCTCGGCTAGTTGAGTTATCCAACCCGTATTATTTTCAAGTGGCATAACAACCTCTTTACCAGCCTCGCCGATTTCGGCTACCGTTGGTCTATCAACAACACCACCACGGGCTAATTTTTGTAGAGGCTCAATATGAAAACCTTTACCACCAACAGCTGGTACCCAGTCGGGTATCTTTATTTTATTAAGACCTTTAATAAATGCGTTAATACCGTCAATTATAAAGTTAATTGGAGCTTTAAATATACCAGCTAAGCCGTCAATAATACCTTTAAAAATATCTTTGACACCTTGCCAAGCCTTTTTCCAATTACCAGTAAATACTCCAGTAATAAAGTCTATTAAGCCACCAAAAACCTTAAATACTCCTTTAACAACGTCGCTTATTACAGCTAAAATAGTACCCATAACGCCACTAACAAGACTACCAATAAATGCAAACGCTGGTTGTAATTTATCTAACAACCACATAACTATTGGAGCAACAAACTTGTTGTAGATTTCTAAAGCACCATTTACGAGTTTCATTACAAACTCGCCAATAGTTTTAACCATATCTTTAATATGAGTATCCCATAACCAGCTTAAAGTTTCTAAAAATGGCTCTATAATTGGAGCTAAAACGTTATCCCATATACTTTGAAATAATGCGATAGTAGTTGTAACAAACTCGCCTATATTATCAATAAGTGGTTTACCGTATTCGTTCCATAAATCTAATAAGATTTTAGAATAATCAGCCCATATCTTAGCCATTTGTTTACAAGCTGGGTCAATAGCGTCTCTCCATATTGAGTTAAACAATTTACTAACACCGTCGATTATAGGTTGACCCCAAGTTTGGATACCAACGTTTAAGTCAGTAAAAAAGCCAGTCCATAGTAAACTCATATTAGTTAAAGCTGTCTCAACATCAAGACGTATGTTTTCCCAAGTCATTTGTAAGTTAGTCCATAGGTTAATACCTAAAGTACTCCAATAATCAAATAAAAATTGACCGTATGTAGTAGCAAAACCAACAAAGGCTTGTATTGGCTCACTATTCCATATATTACGTACAGTCTCGCCAACAATACCAAAGATACCTTGTAATTTTTGAGCTATTTGGTCAGCTTTACTTAGTTCGTCAGTCATACCCTCAAAAGCCGATAAATCAATACCGCTAAGGTCTCCAACAGCACCGCCTCCGCCACTATCTCCGCTACCACTACCACTAGAGGTATCAGTTTCTTTTAGTACGTTCATTTCGTCAAAAGAGGCTAAGCCGTGTAACTCTTTATTTAATTTTTTAGCCGACCCAGTAGCTTTATCTAAGCCACTAGCCGTTGAGCCTCCGCTGGCTCCTAGATTTCCTAGAGATTTTGTAGTATTATCTACGTTTTTCTTAGTAGATTTACCAAAAAGGCTACTTATACTACTAACAGCCCATACGCAAGCCTTAACAAAACCAGTTATATAAGGTATTACTGTGTTAATCGCTTTAGCTATACCATTGAAAAAGCCAGCAATATTACTTTGACCTATTGCGTTCATAATATCCGCTAGACCTCTAGTAAGTGCTGTCTTAACATTAGTGATAGATGTAGCAACACCACCAGTACTATTACGGGCTTGCTCTTCAAAACTTTGAAAACCATTAAGACCTTTTTTGTTTAGCTCAGTTATTTTAACCATAAACTCGTCCATACTTACTTTACCAGTACGTAAAGCCTCTCCAAGTTGGCTAGCGTCAGCGTATCCCATAGCAATACCAACTTGTTTTAATTGAGCTGGCATAGCCGTCATAGCTGTACGCCACTCCATCATATCGGGCTTACCTTTAGCATAGGCTTGGCTTAACTGTTCTAGTGCCGACTTTTGTATTTCGGTACTAGCACCACCACTTAAAATAGCATTGTTAAGAGCTAAAAACATCTCAGTACTAGCTTTTACGTTACCATTAGCACTAGCAAAACGTTGTACACTTTGAGTAGCACTATCCAAAGTAGTTGGTAAACCAATTAAAGCGTCGCTTAAACGTTTCATAGAGGCTTGGGCGTCCTCATTACTTATACCTAAGTTACTCATAACTTTAGGAAAATTATTAAGTGCGTCCAACCTACTAACAGCCTCGTCCATTTGTGAGCCGATTAGTTTACCAATACCAAGAGCTATAATACCAGTTTTAAGAAAATTAAAACTTTTTAACATAGCTGTTGATGTTTTGTTTGCCATTTTTTGCATACTGGTTACTTGTTTTTGAGTATTTTGTATCTCTTTACGCAAACTGTCAGTATTAGCCGTTATCAAGACTTGTAACTCTTCAACTGTCATTTATAACACCTCCCATTTTTATTGTGTTTCTACGAGCTTGTTTTTCCATTTGCTCGTCAGTCATTGGCTCTAGTTCGGTGTTTTTCTCAGTAAACGGCTCTCTAGGATAGTGTTTTGGGTCATTAAAAGCAAAAGCTATATATTTACCCAAAATATGATTTAAACCGTCCACCTCTTTAATACGTTCTTGTTGTTTTTGATTATAGACTTTAACGTGTTTTATATATTGTTTTACATCTAACGACCAAAAATAATGGAGGTCAAGACCTATTCTAATAGCGTCCTCCTCCAATTCTCGCCACGTATCGCCAAAAGTTTTTACATCTCGTCGATTAGTTCCTTGGCTTGAGACATCTTGTTGTTTATAGCTTGTCTCATTTTCGCCACGTCCATTTGACGAGATAAAAAACCCCCGTTTACTAAAGCCTCCATAATATCCAAGACTAACTCGTCCTTATCGCTTTCCTCTAAGTATTTATCAATAACGTCCATAGCAACAGTTTTACTTACACCGTGTTGTCCGTTATCGTCGATTAGTCCTTTTTGTATAAACATACATAACATACCAATAGATGTATCAGTTATACAGTTCTCTATTGGTAACTTTCTAGCTTGTTCTATTTCGTCTACTTTCGTAGCATTGTATTTTAAGTTTAATTTTTCCATAATATCCTCCATTTTTCTTAGTTTTTTGCGTCGTAGGACGCATTGAGATTTAAAAAGACGGGTAATTGTCCGTCTCGTTGCGTCTCACAGCACTATATTTTTACAAAAATATATAAAAAAAGCGGGAGACCAGTATAAACCGACCTCCCTTAATCTTAGTTACTTGCTGGTGTGTAAGTTGGTTTACCACTTATACGTAAGCTAGCTGTAAAACCAGCTAAACCGTCAATAGTTTTTTCAGTATCTTTAAATGACTTAACAAAAGCCTTAAAAGTCCAAGTAGCACCGCTTGGATATGTTACTATCCAGTCCTCTAAACTTTGAGCCTCAGCTAAAGCAAGCATTTTTTCTACATTAGCCTCACTTTTAATATTTCCAGCAATAGATACCTCGCCAGCGTCTTTAGACCCAGCGATAAACTCTTTATAATTATTTGGGCTATCTAAATCAGTAGCGTCGATTTCTTCACTTTCAACACCGATTTCGCCAATAGATGTTAAGTTAGCGATTACTGTGTCGTCAGTTTCACTACCACTTTTTACTTTTTTTAGAGTAGTACCCATAGTTCTAGTAGCTTGTCCGTTCATATTTTTACCTCCTTTTAAGCTATTGTGGTAAATCTATTATTTATATGAAATAGATTACCGTTATTTGGTACGTCGCTTGAAAACGACATATTGTAACCGATTTGTCGCATTACACTTTCAACTTGAGATAAAACGTTACTAGCTGTAACACTATCCTCAGCCCATATATCAATAATAATTTCTATATCTTGGCTAATAATGGTATTATCCAAGTCTACATTTATTGAGTTATCGCCAACTCTAAATATGATAGCTGGCAAGTCCTCAAAAGTAGGGGGTTGAGTTTGTGATACATAGTAGTTTAAAGTTTTCAAACTGTTATAAACATCACTTTTAGGTAAGTACATTTGTTAGACCTCCTTATTTACAATTATTTTTTAAATCGGTATGTAGAGCCTCTTTAAACATAGCTTTAATTTTTTTCTCATTACGTTTAATAGCTGGATACATATAAGGTTGGGCTACTTGACCCTCAGTTCTATAAAAGTCCTCGCCGTTAGGTGTATATACCCAAGGCGTTGACCTATACGATAACTTAACGTCTTTATTAGGGTAGGTACCATTACCTTTACTACCAGTACCAAACTCAACAAAAGGAGCATAGTTTAGATTTGTATAAACTTTACCAATTATCGTTTTACCCTCAGTTATTACTTTAGGGTGGATACTACCAGCTAAAGCTCCAGTATCAACTGGGGCTAAAGTTTTGGCTTGTCCGTGTACCAATAATACGGCTTTGTTCATAGTTTCCTTAACTTGCTCCGTTTTTGAGATATTATTTAATTTATGTGTAAGAGCCTCAATACCTTTAATAGTTATTGACGCCATTTTGTCGCCACAATAAGGATATGACTATCAGTAGGTAGTACATCAGTAACTTTATAAACAATATCGTTATATTTAATGATATTGTTTATAGCCACGTTAGTATCAACGTGGCTAGTTATTGCAATATCTATCTCGTAGTCAAGTCCGTACTCCTCTTGTATAGATTTACAGTTTGAAAAACTTACATTACCATTAAAACTATCAATAACAGCTAGTCCTTTACTTGTTACGCCACCCTCGGCGTCAGTTGTTGTAACGTTATCCATTACCTCAACCGTTTTATCATAAAAAGCACTAGCGATTTTAGTTTTCATTTGATTTGGGATATACAACTTTTACCCTCCTATATCTACTAAGTAACCCAGCAAAACCACTAAATAACTCCTCGTCAGTAGCGGTTGCAAAATACTGTTTTACTCCGTCGGCGTATGTTATAGACTGTCCGTTATCGCTAATAGATTTAACATCTTTGTCTACCTCGCCATTGTTAGATATACTAGCGTTAGCTTTAGTAAGACCAGTATTAACTATATTAGCGAGTATACGCTCCAAACGAGTAGGTATAGTGTCGCTATTTAAGTAAAGTTGTACTCTATCTAACACCTCGCCTATAACAAAGTCGAGTAAATCGTCCTCAGTTACATTTGGGTTAATTATTTTTAAGTATTCTTTAATTTTAGCGATTATTTCGTCCATATTAACACCTCCTTATTTTAGTAGAGACTTTTTATTACTTTTCTAATTATTCAGCGTCCTTGTTTTCGTCAGCTGGTTTATTTTCGTCAACTGGTTTATCAGCTGGCTTATCTTCTTTAGCTGGTTTATCAGCTTTTTTATCAGCTTTAGTTTTAATTTCTTCGTAAACATCAGTATACTTTTCGTATTGTTCGATAAGTTCTTTATTAGTTACGATTTCAACTAAACCAGTATTTAAGTTTTTAAACTTTTTCATTAGTCCCACCTTAACCTTTCTTTATATTTTTATTTAATTATTTTTAATTATTCAGCTGTATTAAACTTAATTAAGTCAGGCATAACAGCTTTTGTACCTTTAGAGAAGAATAATTCAAGTGCAATATCGTTTGATAATGGTATTTTTTCAGCGTCGTATTCGTCAGTTGTAACTAATTGACCTACGGCACCGTCTATCATACATATCATATCTTTAGTTTGTCTATGGTTAGAGAAAATACGTACATCGTGGAAATAATCTTCATTGATACCATTTGTTGGGTTTGGTACGCTGTCAATATAGTTTCTTAAAGCTCCATATACGCTAGGTTTAACTGTTAAAACTAACATATCACGGTCAACACCGTCAACCCAGTCGTTTTGTGTTGTTTCAACACTTTGGATAAGTTCTTCTAATTTTTCAGCGATAGTATTACCAGTTAATACTACACCAGTACCCTCAGCCTCAGCTTTAGCAAAAAATTGAGTATCAAGGTAAGCTATCATACGTTTAATATGGTTAGCTTTTCTCTTTTCAGCCATACCAGTTATACCGTATAATTTAATATCCTTTTTAGCGATTTCTTCCACAATTTCTTTATCAGTATCTACCGAAATAGTTACTTTACCAGTATTTTTTAATTTATCTCCTTTACCACCAGCTCTAGCTGTTCCTAAATCGTTGATAGTAGCATTTTTAAATCTATCAATTTCAACAGTACCAGTAGTTGGGTCTCCACTATAATTTTTATTTTTAATTTGTTCACTAATTGCACCTTTTTGTACAGCCTCAATAACTTCTCCGTATGTTTCAGCTAATTTATCTTTATCAGTATCATTTATATAAATACTATTTGCGTCTAATCTTGCCATATATACATCACTCCTTTATCTAATATTTTTTGGCATTAAAAAGCACCCATAACCTTTTTAGGTTTATCGGTGTTATTATCGTTATTAGAAAAGTCTTTTGGTGGGTTACCTTTAAGTTTATCAGTAACTCCAGTCTCTACGCTCTTGTTGTAAGTTTTAGCTAGCGTTTCAATTTTATCTTCCATTTTAGTAGCGTCTAAATCAACTACAAAGTCCACTAAGTCAATAGGGATATTCTTTTTGGCTAACATTTCTTGAGCTTTAACTCTATTCTCACGTAAAGTAATTTGTTCCTCACGTTCTTTAAGTTCAGCCTCACGTTTTGTTTTAGCCTCTTTTTCTCTTTCTTCCTCAGTTAATTTAGCTTGGCGTCTTTCCTCAGCGATAGCTTGAGCGACAGCGTCTTTAATAGCTTGGTCGTTTTTTGCTTTTTCTTCGCCTCTAATTTTTCCAGCTAAATTATCCATATCAGCTTGAGTAAAAGTTTTACCAGCTTTATTGTCCTCGTTATTAGGTGTAGTAGCTGTTCCTACATCTTGAGTAATTTGTTTATTATCTTCCATAAGATAACCTCCTCCTATCCGTTTAACGCCCGTCGGCTAGATTTTTTGTATAAAAATAAGAGCCTTACAGCTCTTAGTTATACCTTGTTTTAGTTAATGTTTTAGGCTCCTTAATCTCGATATACATTTTTAAACTTTGACCTTGAGTTATCATAGCCTCATAATACTTTGATTTATCTACTTGGTCTAGCATAAAGTAAAACTGTCTATCGTCGTTAAACCTTGTTATTAACTCATATTGTTTAGTATTTCTATTACGTCCCCATAGTTCAAACATTTAAGTCGCCTCCATTAAATTAGTTGATACCTCCTAAACCTCACATAAGGTATCGTGTCTCGCACCATTACATTAGTTTTACTAGTATAGGCGTGTGGTTAATATATCTATAATAAAGGATAAGAAAAAAAGCCCACTTGCGAGATTTCCAACATTTTATTTACGTTTCTTATTTAACTCTTTTGGTCTATCTAAACAACCAGTATCAACAACTACATCTTGGTTTAATAGTTCGCTACGTTCTACAATAATGTATCCTCTATATGTTCTAGCGTCCATATTATCAACTATGTTAGTAGCTTTATCCATACTATCGGTATGTTTTATTAACTCCCAACCTTTAAAGTAGTTGTCTCCATATACTTTAAACATTATATCGCCTCCAAGTCCCACATATCAGTAGGGTATAGCTCTAATATATCGTAAAAATTAGGTATATCAGCTATTTTTTTACCATTTTTTAAGTCAGTTAATACTTTTATTTTTTCGTCTAGCATTTTATCGCTATCAATATCAAAAAACTCTAATAATGGCTCGTATATTTCACTTAATAATTGCATTATTTTAATTTTTTTCTCTTCCATATTAACCTCCTTACATCATACTATCCATTAAAGCCTCTAACTCTTTTACTAATTTAGGCTTATCGGCTTTTAGCATAGCTATAAGGTCGGGTCTTGTCATACTTAAAGCTCCATAGTTTGCTACGATTTCTCTAATTTGACTATCGACGCCACCTTTTCTAAAGTATTTACGACCGTGTCCGTATTTAACAGTACCACTATCTCTAAAGTATCCAGCACTTAAACTGTCGTATAAGTCTTGTAGATTATTAACACCGCCACCCATAAGGTTACGCTCCTCATAATCTATCATATCCTTAATTTTACTACGTGCCTTACTCCACGCACTTGTATAACTACGATAACTCTTGTATTTGCCGTCTTTCCATTTTTGGTTGATTTCCTCAAATAAATAATGATTATCTTTAGATATTTTGTTACCTATATCGCCACATTGTTTATTAAAGTCCTCAAACAACTTACTAACGTCTTTACCAATTTTATTATCGTCGTCATATACAACTTTTTTAAGGCTATCACTCATATTACTTAAAAACTTACCATTGTTGGCTTTGTAATAATCAATAGCGTGCCAGTTTTCGTGTAGCATTGTTTGGATACTACCAGTTGGGTTATCTTTGTTAGTTAATTTAGGAGCGATTATATCGTTACCGTATCTATCTCTAACAAAAGAGCCTTTACCCTCTTTATATTGCATATTAACAAACTTATTATCAAAGTTTTTAGTACGTTCTCCCATATCTTTGGTTGTTTTACTAAATACTTTACTGGCTTTACTACTAGGGTTACCATTTTTATTTAACCACTCAGCAAGTAGTTTGCCCTCTTCGTCAACATTTCCTTTATAATCTTTAAACCAACTAGGTAAATTATCAGCTTTAACCCAGTTTTTAGTAGTTTTAGGTTCATTTTTAACGCTCTTAGGCGTATCAACAACTGGTTTAGTGGATAATTGTACGTCTCGATTTGTTTGAGCGTACTGTTTTATCCAGTCTTTGTAACTAATATTGTTAATTAGTTCAGTTTTACCCGTTATAGGGTTTCTAGCTCTACGCTCAAGGTCTTTTTCTTCCTCTTCTCCTAAATATGCACGTGTTTTACTACGACAGTTAGGGTGTAGGGGAGGATAGTTAACGCCCTCCTCACGTTCGCTAAACTTAAATACTTTATTATCCATAGCTTGGCATATTTCACTTGTCCTACTATCTAAAGTAGCAACAAAAACATATTTATCAAGTCCCATTTCCTCGTACGCCATAGCGTCAACCTCATTATTAAAGTGGTTTGTCTCAGTTCTAATAAGTCGCTCAGCGTAGTACTCACTAACATTAAATCGGTCTCGTATTTGTTTAGCTGTACGCTCCATACTTTGACCGCTTAATAATGCACCACCTAGTATTTGGCTTAAATTATCAGCTAGTATATCAGTATTACCCCATATACGTTGACTGTAATTTGCACCACTCCAAGGGTCTTGTAATAATGCGTCTATCATATTATTATCAATAGTCGCAAAATTAAAAGCGTATCCAGTACCTCTTTGAGTATCATACATTGTTTTATAATAACTTTGATTTATTACACCTTTATAACATAATGTATTTTGTAACTCTTCTTTAGGATATATCATTTTAGCTTTAGCATATATTTGAGCTTGTAATTGCTCTAGTCGTGATATACGACTTTTATAATTATCTTTTATGTATTTATCTAAGCCTTGACGTTTCATTTGCTCCCAAGTTTTCTTGGTTTCGCTACGTGTAAGTAGTTCTTTTAGCTTTTGAGTATCAAGTCCAGTTTCTTTACTATAATTTTTATAAATACTTGCTAACTCTCTATCAATATCCTTAAAAGTTTGCTCGTATACACTTTTAACTCTATTTATATAGACCTCGCTATGTTTTTCAGCGTCAGTTAGACGCTTTAACGCCCTTTTATCCCAATAATTAGATGTTTTAGCCATTGACTAACACCTCCTAGCTTATAGTGTTATCAGTATCCACTTGATTACTTGCCACATCTTCGCTAGTATCTTCTTTAGTTTTGCTTTCATTATTATTTGCGTCTCCAATTTGGTTGTTAGCAAAAGCTAAATCGTATGGGTCTTTAGGCTTAGCCTCGTCCTCTTTTCGTTTAAGCTCAACCTCTTCGCTAGCGTCTTTTACAAAAGATAATTGACTTACTAAAGTCTCACTACTTAATAGGTCGCTTAAATTATTTATCATTTGGCTAGTTTCAAAATCATTACTTGGTAGATTACGTTTAAATACAGCGTCTACCTCTTCAATAGGTACCTCTTGCATTTTGCTACGAGTTACTAAAAAGTTATTATATAGTTTAAAACGTTCCATTAGTCCTTTTTCCATATAACGCTCTTTATTTTTAATGTTTTGCTCAAAAGCAAGTAACTTATATCTAATAGCTACACCACTTGAGTTACCAACAAAGTTTTGGTCGCTCATATTAGGTACCATACTTATTTTGTGTATATCATTTTCAAGATTTTGTCTTAATACATCAACATCATTTTCTTGTAATTGTTTAACCAAGTACTCAACTCTACCGTCAGTAGGTAGGTCAGCTAACATACGGCTCTTTTTTAACTCGTCGGCTTGTTCAACGTCAAAGTCCATACCGTACATACACAAAATAGCGTCTACTAATTGCTCTTTATCATTAACTCTATCACTTTGTAGTATGTTATATGCGTCTATTAGACTTATAACTGGCTCAAAGTCCCCTAAAAACTCGGGGTTGTTTTTATATTCAATAAAAGGTACATCGCCAAAAGCGTGTGGCTCTTCTTTAGCTGTTTGAGATAAAGTTTTACTTGTAGACTTATATGTTCTTATTACGTTTTTATCAGCGTATATAATCTCATAATATTTAAAAGTATCGCCTTTTTTGATTTCTCTATAATTGATACCAAAAAGTTTGTTATGTTCTACTGTATCGTCATAAACAATAATAGTATTTTTATTATCTACCTCACAACTACGAGGCTCAGCGTCAGCATTTGCATAAACATACTCATATTGTTTACCAAAAATAGATATATCTTTAGCGATTTCAGTATCTAAATCGTTTATAGTTTGTTTTTTATAAGCGTCTAGTACTGGCTCAATATCATACTTTGGGTTACCCTCAGCGTCAGTACCAACTTGATAATCAACTGGGTTACCAAGTAAATAACCAACGTTAGTATCAGTAATATACTTAGCGTGGTTAATCATTACTTTATTATTTTTTAAACTTTCGTCTTTTTCACGTTTAAGTATATCTTGTTTACCAATATAGTACTCCTCAAGATGTTTATAACGTGCTTTATGATTTTCGTTATATGCTATGACATCATTAAGTACTTGATTAGTAATTTTAGTGTCCTTTGGTAAAGTATACATCTTTACACCTCCTTATCTTCATTTATGTAGGTTAACCAAAAAACAGCCTCTTGTAATTTGTTTAAGGCTGTATCTCTTTCTCTACTTGGAGGATAAAATCTATCTATGTAGTCAGCAAATATGCTTAAAGCCTCAGTTATTTGCTCTATTTCCATAGTATCCCTCCTCTTATAACCCATAAGGCTTAGCGTAAACCTTAGGTGTTTTAGTTCCTTTAATATATTTGTTTAGACCATATCTAATAGCGTCTATTGTATGGTTAAACGTATCAACTGGCTCGTTAATATACTCTCCAGTCTTTTTATCCTTTTTCCACGTATAGTTTTCTAACTCTTCAATAACCTTGTAACAGCGTTCGTCTATTATAAGCTCGTATTGTTGTATCCATTGGATACCGTGAATAATAGAGCCTTTACCTTTTTCGGTAGGCTCTATGTTAATACCTTTATCTTTAATCTCGTCAATACTTTTACGCTCAGCACTATCGCCATAAGATTTATCTTTGGCTAGTCCTAAATCAAACATCGTCTCAGCTATTTCGTCGTTTTTCATACCTTTACGTACATACTCTCCAGTAACGTATATCTTTTTACGTACTGTATCTATATAACCCCAAACAAGTGCGGACGGGTCGTTGATATATCCAAAGTCTAGTCCTATCCAACGTTTTAGTCCCTCAACCTCTTTATCACTTATTATTTTGCTCGTATATGTACCAAAAACAAGTTTATCTAGTGTAGCAAACTCTCCTAAAGTATAAATACGATAATAAGCTGGGTTTCTATATTGCAACCTCTCAAGTTCAGCCACATACTCAGCACTTAAAAACTTATTATCCTTGTATGTAGTCTTAATTACTTTTACATTTAAAGGTAACTCTCCAACAAAGAAATAATTGTATACCCAGTTCTTTTTAGAGATAGGGTTAAACATAAGATATATTTGTGGAAAATCAACTAACGCTCTTAGACGTAAGTTTAACTGTGTAAACTCGTCCTCAGTAAGTTCGGTTGCCTCTTCAACTACTATATCCGTGATACCGTCTATTGACTTAATTTTTTCCTCGTCGTCTAAACCTTTAAATATAAAAATAGAGCCATTAGGTAGCTCTATCTCAAAATCACTACGATTTATACGGCACTCGTCATAATAACCACTATTACGTAGATGTGTTATAAACAACGTCCATATTGAGTGTTTTATTGTACGTTGTATTTTACGTATTACCAATACTGTACGTTTATATTTTAAGGCTTTCAATAATACTTTTTGTGTAGCACCATACGACTTACCACTACCAGCACCACCCATATAGACCTCTATACGATGTGAGTAGTCGTTTATACCTTGATAAACCCAGTCATTAAATATAGCGGGGTTTAATCT